ATGCGCTTCTCCTGTATGATACTTGTGTATCTCCTTCCACAATGCATCATTGTAATAGTTTGCTGTAGACTCAATCACTAACTGTCCATCATTCAATGCACTAATTGCTGTGGCCTTTAACTCCTCTGGATTCTCTGCAAATGCATACTCCGATATATGAAGCATAGAACACGTGTAAGACCGTAAACCGCCTGCTTGAGTGGCCGCTGCTGCTACAATCCTACCACCACCCTTGAATGCTAACTCTGTTGTATTGTCTACATCCAATGGCCTTTTCAATACCTCTGGTAGATACTGATAGAACCTCTTGTGTATGTGCAATAAATGCTTCGAACTAGCAATCTTATACGATAAGATTACACAGGTTAGTGGTGTTGTTGCTGTATATGCTTTCCAAAACATATAAGCACATACAACCGTACTACTACCTATCTGTCTAGGCTTCAATATCAGTGTATCATCACCCTCTTGTAATCCATTGATAATGTCTATCTGTTCTGCATTCAGTCTAAGAGGAACTACCCTACCACTCTTATCGACTATCTGTAGCCTACTAATAAACTGAAATGGGTCACTAAATATTGTATTTACTTGTTCTAACACCAACACCACCACTATTAAAATAGTTTCAACTGTCTATCAATCTCTACTATAGTATTACACACTACTCTAGTAGTCGCTATAAACCTACTCATACCACTACCGTCTACACTATCTACACCACTGTTGAAACATAACTGTACACGTCTACCACTGTTAACTCTACCTACATGTATGGTCTTATGATACTGGTGTGCTATCTCTGTTAACTTGCTCATATGTTGTAGTTTCCAGTCTGTAGTACCCCCTACAAATAACCCACATATAGCCTTTCTATTTAGTAGCCTATAGACGTCTTTATAGTTGCCTTTCTCACATCCATCCTGTACTACCATTAATAAAGGTTTGTTATAGGGTAGTAGTCTAGGAACCCATATATCTAGTAGTTTCTTTGTCTCTACCCAATTGCCCACACTATCAGGTATAGCTATCCAATCGCACCCATCATGCCACTTTTCTAGCAGGTCTATAAAGGCCTTATCGTTGAATGGTACACCCTTGACATGATACCCATACGCACCGTTGTCTATTGCGTATCCCCTTCTAACAATATGGTATCTACTAGCACCAAAAGACCGTACACACACAGGGGATAGCATATAGCGCATTTCTGGGTAGTGTTCATCGATGTATTCTTGACAAAGCTTGTTAGGAAGTGCAGCTGTGTATACTTGCATGAATATCTCTGTAGTTGGTTGTAAAACTATCGTAACAGATACAGAGAATAACAGCTACGATAAATATAGTTTTATACGGTCGTTTTCATAACTCGATACATAACTATACAGTTACGTATCGGTTACTCCACTTTGCTGCATATGCAATATCAAAAACCAAGATGCTGTAAACGCAATATCCGTTTCGGGATCTTATCGGGTATTGCTACTATAGCACGAAGGGATTCGTGCTGTGAACGTAGCAACCCGACCGATCCCTACACTGGATATTGCTGCCTTGACAGCAATTGAATCTTGTATTTAGTTACCATCCGAATTCCCCTCCCTTCACCCTGCCTAGATATTGCTGCAAAGATGACAAGGACATTGTGGACCAGCTGCTGTCGATGCAGCATGAGGACCCAGCCAATCAGGGATGCTGCGCTTGCAACATCGTGGCCCCTCTGATGCTGCAGGCGCGTTATTTGGATTTCGTGGCCTTGGATGCTGATTTTGCAACATTGGTTTCCTGTGCTGCACTTGCATCAATCCATTGCTGCAGTTGCCTAGTGGACATTGCTGTCGTTGCGTCATCTTGTAGTTTGCTCTCAATCTCTCTAGCATGCAACAGCTTGACAAAGTCCCTTATATCGGAGCCTGAAAAGGTTTCAATATGGCCAGCTGTCTTAATTTCCTCATGTGCTAAGGTGATAAACCCCCATAGTAACCCGTTGATATTCCTATTTCGAATGCTTCTAGATATTAGAGTTTTCGGAGCTTCTAGCCTTGCGGATTTTGTACCTTTCATTAGTACCCCTTACTTAATGAGTTATTGGAGGTTCGGAGTGCTGCATTTACAACAATTTGTATCATATGCTGTAATAGTAGCATAATATAGTGGTGGTTGTGGTGTTGCAAGTGCAGTATATATTTTGCTGTGTTTGCATATATTGCAGTTGTGTCATTTTGCTGTGTATGCAACATACGAATTGTGTTGAAAAAATCCAGGTGGATTAATGCACACGCAACAAAAAACCCCTGACTGAATCGTCAAGGGTTCAAAGTGATTAGATATTTTGTACTAGCACTTGCAACTATTGAATATGATAAAAACTATCATCCAAAAATAGAATTTGTTCATACTACCCCCCTATTAGGAGGGTAGCAAGCCAAGACAGACCCTTTAAGAGGCCAAAACACCCCCATAAAACGATGTTAAACATAAACCCTATCTTAACAGTAGGACTATCATTTAAAAGCCGCTTAAAAGTATCTAAGAATCCTAACATGTCACCCCCAAAACACATTTTACAAGATGATTGAGATAGTGGTATTCTAAGTCAGTAATAGTGTTTAGACTTTTAGACATATCAATATGATTTATACACGTCTCTATATCCCATGTATCAAACTTGATACCATCCAACATGTGCCAAAAACCTAAACGTGAAAGTTCTGACAAAACATATTCACGTAGCAAAGGAAAGAATTCAGGATACATACACACGGTTAACATATGCAATTGTTCACGTGTTGTTATAAAGTCCTCATCTATACCGATATTGGGATCCGTTAAAGAAGCTGCGACTTTAGCCTTTAGATATACAAGCTTAGTATCGTCTAAAGGTCTTAGATCATGCTCATCTCCATCACTCCATAGATGGCCTATAAGAGGGTCATTAACTAGCCAATCAATATCCTTAGAAGACACTACAACAGCCACCCTATCGAATTGTTTAGCCTGTTTAATTGTTGACCTTTCGGACCATGAATAAGTAAGATGATATACGTCATCGATACCAATATTAACCGGTCTTTTTGTATAGTCATAGAATCCCAATACATTTGGGTAGTCTCTTATGAAGGCCTGCATATCTATAACCTTAGTAAAATCTAAATCACTGGTCCCGTTTAGACGTACCATAACCTTTTTGCCGTCTTCTAACTTTTCTGTCAGTTCTACTAAGTCGGCTAGCATTTCGGTTAGATATCGTTCAGTATGATTATACAAGGCCTTTAAACGATTCTGAAAGGTCAATCCGTTAAATTTCATATTTCCGGTAAAGGCGATACACCCTTTAGCGCATTTACCGGCAAATTTACAAGTATTTAGACCGGCTACCATAGTGTGAGGGGCTAGATACATACCGGTCACACCAATATTTTTGTGTGTTTTAGCAAACTTGACACTACTAGACAGTATTGAACGTCTATTCTTAAACGTCTTTAATTTTCCGTTAACCTCTCGTTGGGTTGTGGTATACATTAAAGAATCCCAGCTGGGGCGCCCATTGACACTTCCTATAAGTTGGTTGTTAGTCATTGAACGTCTAAAGGTTCTAATATTATCGGTTAAAATGTATTGTCGTACTGTTCTAAGTGTGATTTCACGCTTTTGTTTTTCAGTTAGCTTTGTCATTGTTATAGTCCTCATTGTTGGTTGGTTGTTATTGCTTTGGTTGAGCTGTTGGATATTGTTGTTTTAACTCTTTTAAAGAATCAAAATAGATACACCACTTAGTAAGCCCCATAAATCCGGTTGTGTTGTGTTGTGTAAAGGTCACTTGATAGCGACCTTTTTCTAGCCGTGTATATATGATATTTGTATACATGATACTTCCTATTGTTGGTTGGTTGATATCCGTTGTGGATATATACAATATACATGATTAAAACTATAGTGTCAAGTAAAGCAACAAAAAAGAATCAAAATAAATCAAAAAAGAATTGTAACAGCTGCATAAAAAATCACCCCTGACAGATATTCCGATTCAGTCGATACTATAGCCAAATTCAACTAAATTAGGCCTATAAAACACATAGAAGCCAACATGCTAGAAGCCCGGTTCCTTCGGTATTCCAGGTTATTATACCCCCAAAAAACGCTATCTACGCGCGTGCCTGTGCGCGTGCGCGCGCACGCCCAGGTGCGTACGTGGCACTGGAGCGCAAATGGCACTGGAGCCAAGGCCAAAATAGTCCTGATTCAAGTTTGGCATGATTCTTGCTATAATAGTAATTATATTAGTATATATATAGGGCGAGATATTTTCCCCTTATACAACCACCACCACTATCAAAAATGTAAGACAAACAGAACATGTATATAGTATCGAGAGATTCTGGATAGTGGTGTTGGTGGTGAAAAAAGTTTCAAATTATAATTAGTATTTTATACTTTTTTACTTGACACTATGGTTTCAATGCAATAAACTGTATACATACCAATCAGGTATGAACAACCAACCAATGAGGACTGTCATGACTAATGACTTTAGACAACAGATTCTACAGCAATATAACGTAGAAGAACACATTACAATTGCCCTATGGGAACTCACATTCGAACCTAACGACACAGGGATGCTACAAGCATTCTTCGGTGACAACGAGGACATACTTGTTGAAGCTGACATCAAAGGCAGTGTAGTGACCATCCATGTGACATCGATGACCCGTAGCCCAAAACAAACAGTGTCAATGGATATCGAGTGTCTACCAATCGTACAGGTACAACGAATGGGAGAAGAGCAACGTGGGGCTGTACTCCTTTCCAAGCCAGACATCGTGGTATTCGTTCAACGTACAATCTGGTTATTGGCAGGAGCTTGATATGATTCTAACAAAAGTAGACAATAAAACTCCTGTGTATGTACGGGAGATTGACAGTGCGTGGCCCAAGGGTCAGGCAACAGTAGTCATCAGTTCAGGGGGCGAGCGGTTCATCGTCAGTGAAGGATTCAGCCAGGTAATGGCGATGATGGCATCTGGCACTGGAGCGCAGTCACAGCCACAGCAACTTACACAGTCTCAAAGAGATAGTGGTGGTGGTGTTGTATCGATGAAAATTCAGGTACTGGAGCAAACTATCTCCATAGACCCGTCAACTGCACCATCACTGGTTACAATGCTAACCAGTAACAGTAAATGTTATGTAATCATCGAATACTGGTTCAAGTTACACAACCAACACTATGGGTCGTACCCAACCATAATCTCAGAAAAGAACGTAGGTGTGATATGCTCCTGTGTTAGTAATGACTGGGTACAACAAGCTCTAGACATCCTCGAATGGCAGTGGACATCGAACCACTACAGGGCCAAGTACCTTAGAGATAAGGGTATGCTAGACCCTGCCACGGTTCTAAATGCAAGCCGCAGAACAGGCAACTACGCAATGGCCCAACAAGCCAAACTAGAAATGCAACAACAGTCAACCACTACTGAGGTTAGGTTCTGTCCTGACACGGGAGCATTGTTACCATGACGACAAGACACGGCTTAAAACATGCACTCAATGTCTTCGCTGCATCATTCAATCTGAATGGGCAATGGGCAGGCACGGTAGAATCCGTTTGGGAGGATGCATTCTCCCAAACGACAGATATTGACTTGGTCACCGCCATTAAAAGAATGAGCCGAGAAATATGGGAGTATCCTCCCAAACTAGGCCACGTTGTGGCTGAATGTGAGGCTATCGTCAAAGAACGGGGTGGTACTGGATTGACAGGAAATATCTTTCAGTTCTGTGCTGACTGTGAGCGATACAATGGTATTGTTCATATCTCTGCTCACTTTCTCAAGATAGAGGAAGACCAGTACAAGGTGTACAATGCAGGATGCTCATGTACCTGTGAAGGTGCTAGAGCGAAGTTCGGAAAGTCTAAACTGTCCACTTGGGTGGAGTTGAAGGACAAGATGGAGATGGATACACGTCTACGTCTTGACCATTTCTATAAGACCAGTCGTCGCCTATTGGTTCTACCAGAGTCGGTTCGGAACCCCGAGTTCGATGCCAAGGTGAAAGAATCAATGAAAGAGGAATCAACAAAACTATTCAACCCGTGGCTATGGTCTGTGCAACATATGGTTCGCACAGCAGGATTGACCTTGGACAACGAAGGCAACATTGTTGGAGAGGTACATGTACCACCCGACCAACCTGCTGTACGACCAAACGTACAACCACAACCACAACCAACACTATCTAAACAACCAACCACCAATCAACATGGTGGAATGTCAGACCAAGAGTTCTGGCGCAACCATTGAGGACAACAACCATGCGTACACGCACATACCATAAACTAGATGAAATGAACTTTGATTTTATTAAACTCATCGACAGGGCAACTGACCCTGCAATGCGCAATATATTCGAACGTGCCCAAGTAGCCATGAACGTATTGGCTATACAAATGGGTGAAGCAGTTCTGAATGCAGAACTAGAAAAGGCAGAAACAGCCAGAATATTCGCCATCTTGGATAAGACCCAGAAGGGTCAATCAATGAGGGATTTTTGCGTCGAACAAGTCATCGACTTGGGTTGGCAGCCAGGTGATGGGCCTGCCAATTACAATGGCCTTCCAGAGTACGTGAATCCTAACTGGATCACACCACATGCACTACATATATGCGATAGTATAATTGGATGGCACTACGACCTAGTCATATATACACCAAGTGAAATGTGGTGCGATGAGGGTGACTGCCTTCACACACTGGTAGAGAACGGTAGACGATACCTAGTATCCAAGGGGTTGCTATGACAATCACCGAAACCATCAAGGACATTGCGGAGTTGTGGAGACTCCGCAGTGTGTTCGACGACAAACAACAACTGCTCCAAATGGCACTGGAGCAGCTTCGAATGACGATGGGGCCTGATGGTTCTATCGTCGGACACTATCCCAAGTGGACATGTGTCATCGATGAGAACGGGTACACCTGTACCTGCCCCGACCATCAGTATCGTGGCAGTCAATGCAAGCACCTTGGTGCTGTAGCCACACAAGTGACTAAGAACTGGAGCGAAGAGTTCCAACAACCAGAGGACAACAATGAAACTAATTAGACTTACAGGACTGGATGACATTGACATCATAGTGAACACAGCACATATCGTGTGTGTAGAAATATCAGACGATGGATGGTCATTGATTCAACTGACCACAAAGAATTGCATATACGTCAAACAGTCATTCAATGAAATTATAAAACTGTCAAGAGGTGAAGCATGAAAGGACTACCACCACTACCACTATCAACAGTAATAACCTGGCATGAACTGATTCAGGAGCGCATTGATGAAGGCTTCAATGAGGAATGGCCAAGTCTGTCTGAACTGGCAAGACGAGTGGGCGTTACAAAGAGTTGCCTTGACTTTTACAGAACAGGTAAAAGGATACCAACTGCTCCAAACCTGTTGGCCCTAGTTAAAGTGCTGTGGCCCAAGGACAGTCAACGAATGCTATATAAACTGTCCAATATGATGATACTGGACAAAGCAAAAAATAACTGATAGAATACTATTGGTTGTTATCTAGATGATCACGGGGTTCCTCATTGCCCCGTGGTCATCTTTTATTAGTGGTGGTGGTGGTGCAAGATAGAACACCCTGTAATACCTTAGGCGGATGGCTTTCACATGCTGTGGCACGTAACGGTATATCCATCCATCGAACTGCACACCTAGCAGGACTACACCACAACACACTACACGCATGCATTAAGGGTGAAACCAGTATGCGCCTATTCAATCTCATTGCAGTCATTGGTGTGTTGGCCAAACTTGAGAACCGTTCACCAGTAGAACTCATGCAGGAAGCAGTCATGAGTATGAATGACCTGCAGCAGATGGAAGCCAGGTTCCAAAAAACAAAAGACGACCCCAAGTAACTGGAGCCGCCTTATAGAAACCAATCAAATACAGACAATCTGTATTCTATTCTTAACGGGTCGTTGCGTCTACGTCCACAAGTTCTTTCAGAATCTTGTACAACAGTTCTAACAAGTCTTGTACAAGTTCTTGTCGTTCTGCTTGGGTCAATCCACCACGTGAATGTTGGACTAACTTACGTACAAACAACACCAGTTCTGGTGTCAATGCTAAAAGGTCTTGATTCATTTTGTTCTCCTTAATGGGGTTACTCTTCTACCACGACCAACACTACTCTTCTGACTAACCTTGGAGCGATATTGCCCCTTAGACATCTCAGAACGTGTTTTGGGCGTCTTACTACTAACACGTTTGCTAGGCCTGCAATATGGGGTACTGGTGCGCTTGCTACCGCATGGTTTACCAGACTGATCCTTCCACTCTTCTTTCTCCCATCGTTTAAGACTGGAGCCTTTTTCGGTTTTTCTAACCTGTCCTTTATCTTTACGACACTTGGCTATAGCCTGAGAAGCACGAGCAGATGGAAACACTTTGTAACTATCTTTTACTTTATTGTAGCATGCATCTTTCTTACTCATCGTCTACTCTTTGTTCCTACACATTTCCACTTTTTACGTGAAAGGTCATTTGGACACGGTGGATTTTTGCACTTTTTAATGTTGGCTGATCTGGCACAATAGGCATCTCCTTTCTTTGTACCTGGCTGTATACGATCCGTGCCACTCTTAGACTTGCCTGCTTGCCCATAGGACACCTTTCTTGTGCGACCAGTCTTTGGATTCTTGACAACCTTGACAAACCGTTTTCCTTTTGATGGTGTTTTACTAGGCATTACTAACTCTCACGAATTTGGCTTTAATCTCATTCACTATTGTAACTACCATTTCTACTTTCTGCTCAAGTAATGACATTCGACGTTCTAAATTATTAACATCCGTTACCAACTCTTTGCGTAGATTTTCTTCTTTGGCTTGAAGCTCAGATATTACTTGGTCATATCGCTGCCGCAATGCTTCCTCTTTTCGGTCTTGCTTGGCTTCACGTTCATCGGCACGTTTCTGCAAGTCCTTGTTCTGTTGGTACAAGAATATCGCAAAAGCCAAGTTAGCCCCACCACTCATA